GGTGCCAATGACGGAGCAATAACCGGGTTCATCGTGAACACAGGTGGCGCAAATATCAATCTGCTTTTCCATCGGCTTCACCGCCTTCCGCCAAATAGTCACACCATGCAAGGAAGGCACGGCGCAACGGGTTAGTGTTGCCATCATCGGCCCATCCAGCAAAGCCAATCCACCCATCCCGGTTGAAGCTGATACATTCACGCCGGGTGAAATAGTGGGCGTTCATGTAGATGTAACACTCGGTAATGTGGCCGTTGGTGGCCTTCTTCATGTCAACCCGTTTGCTTAAAGTCATGGTGACGGAAGTTTCACCAGCCTTATTGGATTTCTTCAATTCCTTCTGAAGCATCATGCAAAGGATCAAAATATCACCTTCATCAATGCTGTCATAGGTCAGGCCCTTGGCGCTGAAATACTCCCGAAGTTCATTATTGGTGCAAACAGGTTCAAAGCCCCGGCAACTCATGACTTATCCCCTTTCAGGGTGATCTTTACATAACCGGCCTTGGCGGTGGTCTTGGAACACTCGGACGCAATGTCCGGGTATTTCTTCTTCAGCTTGGCGGAATCAATGCTGGTGGCGTTGGTGGGCTTCACAAGGGTAAGGTTCAGAACATCGGATTCAAACTTATCCACGCCAAACTTCACCATTGCTTCATACAGCTTGGCCTTCATTTCCTTTTCCTGTTCCTCAATGGCCTTCTTGTGGGCGGTCAGGGAAGCAATGGCGTTCAAGGTGGCAAGCTGGGTGTTCTTGAACTCCTGAAGGGCCGTTTCTTCATCGAAGGTGGCCGAACCACAGGCGTTCGGGTTTTCCTGACAGGAATCAGGACAAGTGTGGAAATCCGGGCATTTGTGGCAACACCCATCGAACTTTCCACGGGGGCAAGCGTTTTCACATTTGATCATTTTTCTGGTTCTCCTTTCAGATAAACATTCAACTGCTTCAGGCCGAAGGCGGAAGCGGCTTCATGGTTGTCAAAATAAATGTCGATCTGGTTTTCACCGTATTTGTCAATCACCCATTGGGCGGGGCGATCCTGAACGATGTATTCACCCAAGCCTTCCACTTCCACCACGGTTCCCAAGGGAAGCGGGGAAGCACAGGAAACACCGGCTTTCAGTTCCACACCAGCGGCACCATACACAATGCCGTTGGGCCGGTTCTTGGCCCACTCACCGCAACACTTTTCACAGGAACAATAGGCGGTAATTCTGAAACTGCCCAACAGCACCGGTTCAGGTTCGGCGGGTTCTTCCACCGGCTCCAAGGTCACATCCGGGGTCACGGCGGTAAGCTGATCCGGTTCAATAGGGGCATCCGGGGCCTTGCCGTTGACAGCAGAACAGCGCCCAAATATAAACCCCATTGCAAGGCCCATCAGAAGGGCCACAAGGAACATCCGCCTGAACCGCTGGTTAAGGGCTTTGCGGCGCTGTTGCCGCTTGCTCATACTTTCTGAATAGTTCATCGGTATAGTCCTTTCTCATTTCCAAAGTGGAAAGAATATCTTCTTCAACCGTTCCCGGACAGATCATCAGGTAATAGAAACAGGGCCGTTCTTGCCCAAGGCGGTGGATACGCTTTTGGGATTGCTCCCACAATTCCGAACCTTGGGGAAGGCTGAAGTAAATGATTTTGTTGGCAAGCTGGAAGTTGCCGCCCATTGCACCGGCCTGATACTGAATGAAGGTAATGCTGTTGTGCTGGTATCGGTAAGCATCCAAGTTCTTTTCTTCACCGGAAAGAACAGACACAGGCCGGTTCAGGCCCTTGGCAATCCCCTTCAGGCGTTCCATTTCTTCCGTGAAGTTATAGAACACAATCAAGCGATCTTCTGTACTGTTCACCAAATCCCGGAAGGCTTCATAACGGGCCGGGTTATACAGGCCGCAAAGCTGACGGGCGTAAAGGCGGCGGGTCAAACTGGTATCACCGATCAATTCCCGTTCACAATGGGCATTGGAACCGTAGAAATCCGCATCCAGTTCAAATTCACCAAGGTTGGCGCTGTCAATCGCAACATAACGATCATTCCAGAACTTCCAATAAAGGGGTGAAGGGCGGGTTTTGACCTTAATCCAGTTCCGTTTTGGAAGGCTGATCCCGGCCTGTTCGGTAGTCATGAAAACGGCCCCATGTTCGGCCAGCTTCATCTTCAGCCGGTCAACATTCTTATAGCCGGTAATCTGTTGCCGCCAAAATCCATCGGTTTCAACCCATTCTGTTTGAATGTACTGCTTCCAGAACAGTTCTTTTGAAATCTTCCACCCCAACAGTTGACATTGGCTCCACAGGTTTTCATACTTGCCGCCCGTGGGGGTGCCTGACAGAAGGATCACATTATCCGGTTTCAGCCCAAGAATGAACTTTGACCGTTTGGCGTTCTCGTTCTGGATCAGGGAACTTTCATCCAACATCAGCGTGAAGCCGGTCAGGGTTTTCAGCACATTCCGCCTGAAAGTCAGTTCGTAGTTGATCACGCCAATCATCAGAGTTGGAACTTCATGCTGAACCTGTTCAAAAAACCATTTGAAGGTTTTGGGGTTGGTCAGGTCGAACACACAATTCCGGGTGTAGTGGTCTTGAAAATGTTCAATCCAGTCTTGAACTTTTGAACATTGGCACACCACCAGATTGATCCGCTTGTTCAGCTTCATCATTTTTTCGGAACCAACAAAGGTTTTCCCAAGGCCCATATCAAGGTAATAGGCCACCCGGTTCTTCCCCTCGGTTTCATCAAGGGCCTGTTGTTGGTGCTGAAACAGGTTAATCATAATCATTCCACCGCCGTTTCAGTTCAGCTAACAGTTCATCGGTATTGAAGTCTTGAATGGATGTTTGAACAGGGGCTTCAGGTTTGCCCATTCTGTTTCCATCCCGCACATCAGATAAGCCAAGAAGAAAATCAGTTGAAACACCAAACATTTCAGACAAAACCATAAGGCCGGGGATTCTCGGAAAAGCCTTTCCAAGTTCATAGTTACGAATATTGGATTCTGTTTGATCCATTCGTTCTGCAAGCTGAACTTGGGTAATGTGATGTTCTTTTCGCAAGATTTTCAGCCGTTTTCCAAATGCGTTATCCATTGGGGGGTTCTCCTTATCGGTGAAGCCATTCACGGCGGATGTACTGAATCGCCGTTTCAAAGCCTTCAGACATTTCAGCGGGGCAATCCGGGCTATGCTGGGCGCTCCGCAACTGCTTAATTGCCTTCTTCAGTTCGCCACGGGTGGCGATAGGCGTGTAGGGGGGGGAATCGGGCGCAACCACATAGATAATGGCGAAGAAGCAAATCATATCAATGTTGGTGGCGTTCCTGATCAAATCCAACAATTTATCACGGGTGTTATCCATCGGTGTTCCCCTTTCAGGCCGTAAGGCCAAAGAAGGAATTGAACTGATCAGCGCCCACATAATCACGGAACTTGGTGGGGTTGATGTAGTAATTCCAGCAAGCGCCGGTTCCGGGAACAGCGTTCCCGAAGGGAAGAAGGCCACGCTGAAGGCCGATTCTGACGAACTGATCAGATTTGCCCATGCACCGGGCGGCTTCCTTCACGCTGATCTTCTTGATGGGCGGTTCAGCAACCGGGGCGGCTCCATAACCCATCAGGTAATCAAAGGAAACGCCGGTTGCATCCGCAAGGGCCTTGATACGATCGGGGCCGGGGGTGTTCTTCCCGGAAAGGTATTGGCTGATAGCGGCCTTGGAAGCCCCCGTCCGCCTTGACAGGTCAGATTGGCTCACATTGGTCTGTTCCATAGCGTTCTTCAGACGCTCTGCAAAAGTGGTCATTGTGCATACTCCTTTCAAACAGCTTTATTGGGTTATCACTCTTGTTCTTCAAAGGCCACTTCACATTCTCCACAGAGAACATGAACTTCCTTGGTGGCCCGGATGATGGTTCCGCAACAGGGGCAAACATACTTACGGGAACTTGATCCCCCCCCCTTCCGGGAACCCTTCAGCGGATTGGTACGAGGCCGAACCAGACAGAACCCGGACTTGCCAAGGGATTTCACAAAGGCTTCTGCTTGCGGGTTCAGGGTGGTTTTGTGCCA